TGTAAACCATAATAATTCATTGATTTCACGACCTGCGGGTATTTCATAAATCTGTTGGTTTGGAACTAATGTGATATAATCTTTTTTAAGTTCCCAATCACCAAGAGGTGATGATTGTAAACCAACTATTTTAGAGTATGCCTGAGCATATCTGTTTTCGTAATCTAAACTCTTAGTTACAAATGCTCTTGATAATGATTGTGTATCTAAATTTAAATTATATAATGAAGTCCATTGTGATTCAATTAACCAATCTTGAACATATTGGGAGTAATCCCCGATAGAAAATTCCAAGATTGAATCCATTTGTTCATCTTCTAATTCAATTGAACGAATTGGTGCTCCGAGTACGTGTCTAACTTTTGTATATAGTTGACTTCTGTATGGTTCTGCGATTATTGTATTCATGAAGTGATATTTTTATATAAATATCAATTCACAGTATAAATTAAATCTTGTGTTGGGATTTTAAACATACTTGAACTAAAAGCGACAGTTTTGTTTTTAAAAATATAAACTTCTTTATTAATATTTGAGAAAATTAATAAGTCGGTATTAAACTTTTTGACAAAACCTTTAATTTTAATATTATAGAAACCGTCAATTACTTCCATACTTAAAATTGGTTTAACTTGAGCGTTTTGTATTTTGTTATCAAAATTCACTGTTAAATCAGTTCCCGCAAAATCTTCTTTTGAACCTAAACTACCAACTACAACTGCAGTTCCTTCACCAAATTCTTGATTGATTTTTTTTGCGACATACTCCTCAAGTTGACCACCTTTGTCATGTGTTCTTTTTAAAAGTTTCATAATCTTATCAAGAGTTTTAGACCCTTTAAAAATTCTTTCACCAAAAAACTCCATATAAGAACAAAATTTATTTATTTCTTCTACTTGTTGTAAAGGTGTTACCCCAATAAAATTTAATGTGGGTTTATTTAGTTTCGTAAGGACTGCGTTTAAATCATCAACTAAAATCTTAAACCCAATATAATTTGTATTTAATTTATTAATTACTGAACGACCTGGTTGTTCTAAGTCGTAAATACCTGAAGATGAACCTTCGGAGTGTTGATTGTTTTCATGCCACTTATCAGACAAAACCGTTTTCAACGTATTATCAATACATCGTCTGTAAGTCCAAAGAACATTTTTGTTGTTACTAAAAATATCTGAGTAATCCGACACGTTTTCGTATAACAGTTTTTTTGGTGAAGTTGATTCGTTCAATTTTTTTTCAGTTTTTGATTTGTATAACTCATTAACAAATTCCCAGTTGATTACTTCCCAAAAATTTTCAATATATTCGTCTCTTTTGTTTTGGTATTTTAAATAATATGCGTGTTCCCATAAATCCAAACCTAACAACGGAAAACCACCTTGATTAATTATATTCATAAGTGGGTTGTCTTGATTTGAGGTGGACATTACTTTTAATCTACCTGTATCGGTTAGAACTAACCAACACCATCCTGAACCAAATCGTTTTTTTGATATTTCTTCAAATTTAGTTTTGAAATTACGATACGTCCCAAATTGTTTAACAATTTTTTCAAACACTTCACCACTTGGTTTTTGCGGTGTGGGTGATAACATCTTCCAAAACAATGCGTGGTTAAATGCTCCACCTGCGTTATTTCTTATTGTTGTATTATACTTTGATATCTGTTTAACAATATTCTCCAATTCAACATCACCATAATCTTTTTTACGAAGAGCTGAATTTAATTTTTTAACATACCCCTTGTAATGTTTTTGATAATGAAATTTCATTGTCTCAGGGTCAATAAATCTTCTTAACGATGCGTATCCATACGGTAGTTTATCAATACCAATGGTTTTCATTTCATTAATAAAAAATTTGGTTTCAGGTTGAGTTTCCTCACCTAACAAACGACTAACTAATGACTCTGATACTATATTTAACGATTTCATTAATTATAAATACTTACTTACTATTGATTTCGTTAAGTATTTGTTCAACAATATCTACAGAACTTTCGTCAATATCACCCATAACCGTACCAATTATCTGTTTCTTCCTTGTAAGAATATCATAAATAACTCCTTCAATAGAGTTATCAAATAATGGATAGTATATTGAAACTGAATTTTTTTGTCCATATCTATACGCTCGGTCTTCGGCTTGAGCATGTTCAGCGGGTACAAACGATAAGTCATTCATAATAACGGCCTCACCAGCGGTAAGTGTCAATCCAACCCCCGCAGCTTTCATGTTACCACAAAAAACTTGTATTTTATCACTCTCTTGGAACTTGTCAACCGCATCCTGTCTTGCGGGTTTTGATGTTGACCCATCTAAATAAACAGACTTCTTACCAAAATGTTCGTGTATCTTTTTTAAAGGTTCAGTGAAGTTACTGAAGATAATAACTTTTTTACCCTGTTCAATAATGTTCTCAGCAAGTTCAATTGTTATAGATATTTTTTCTTCAGCAATTACCTGTCTTACTTTCATAAGTTTTGAAAACTGAACTGAGAGAGACCTTGACTCATCTTGTCTATTATTATACCAATCATAATACTCACCCATCAACCCTTCATACAATCTTGATTTTAAACGAAGATAAACAGGTGTGATAATTTTTTCAGGTAAATCTAAAACTTCAGTCTTTAATCTTCTTAATATTTGACGTGAAGTTCTTTCTCTTAATTCTTCTAAATTAGATGCTCCTGTCACATTCCAAATCTTTTTACCACCAACTCTAAACTGATACCCACCACAATATCTAATTGCATATGCTTGCCAGTTTTGACTCACAGGACTATCAATAAGTTTTAAGATATTATAATAATTCATGGGACGAGAAGTCATTGGTGTCCCCGTTAATAACCAAAGTTTTTTAATGTTTTTGGTTACATCCATTATAATCTTTGTTCTTTGAGCCTGAGCATTTGAAACATAATGGGCTTCATCAATAATAACCAAATCAAATTTTGAATTAAGAATTGTTGAACCATTTTTATCTTTTGGGTCGTGAAAGTTTTTCAGGATATCGTAATTTACAATTACGTAATCCGACAATTCAAACTTTTTACCTTCACAGATATAAACTGATTTGTCGGTATAGTTTTTAATTTCTCTTTCCCAATTTATTTTAAGAGATGCCGGACATATGATTAAAATTCTATTTGTACCGCTTTCTAATGAAGCAATCACCGCAGAAGTGGTCTTACCAAGTCCCATGTCATCCGCCAAAATGAACTTATCGTTCTTTAATAATTTTTCTATCGCTTCTTTTTGATGAGCAAGTGGTGGTCGGTTTTCATATTTTGTATAATCAACATCAACCAAGTTTTCGGTGTATTGTTTAATAACCGCAGCTCTCGGTATCCAAAAATCATGGATAGTCTCTCCACTAAAAATTTTACCCCAAATGTGATATGACTTATCTTTTTCAACTAAAATTTTTTCAACGTATATTTTATCAGGTTCCTTAATAAAAGGATTGTCAGCAACAAGTTTTTGTGAAAAGTATGAATCAATCTCAACCCATTTTTTAGCAACTTTTGGAACTACTGAATTGTAGTCAATAACATAATCACATTGAGCTCTTGTTGGAAGATACTTTTTATTTGAATCAATCTGTTTTTTTAATTTGAGGATATAGTTATTTGACCCCTGATAATTTTCAAGAATAGATATTGCTTGTTGTTCAATACTTAAATGTCCTGTAGAAGTTGTCAAATTATTTTAATTAACTATACAACTATAATAATAATCAAAAAAGAAATATTTATCAATATGTCAAATAGAATAGTTCCAATAACAAGGTTAGGTAAATTTTTCGGTGCGGAAGATTATAATTTAGATATTAGTATGGGAAGAGAATGGTTAGAAGGCGATATGAACTTCACTCTTGTACTATATCGTATTGACAAACAGAAGACAAATGTTGATGATGTGTATGGTGAAGCCTCCGTTGATGGTGTTAAATTTTTACCACCTATTGAGTTTAAAGCTTATCTACAAATTGTTGCCCCTGAAAATAAATTTCTTGGGACAAGTAAGATTAATCAAATGGAGCCGGGTAATGCTAGAATTTCGGTTTATCAAAAACATTTAGATGAATTGGAAATTGACATTGAATATGGTGATTATATTGGGTATTACGAAACTGAAACTCAAGTAAGATATTATGTAGTTAATAATGATGGTCGTGTTGTTTCAGATAACAAACACACGTACGCAGGATATAAACCATTTTATAGAACAATAAACGCATCTCCTGTAATGGAAAACGAATTTAGAGGATTATAAAATGAAAATTATTATTTCTAAAAAACAATTGAAAATGATTGTTAAATCAATAGAAGATGGTCGGGTAATTTGTGATTGTGGTTGGTCTTGGGACTTATCTGACGGAGGAAATGACCCATATATTTGTCATAAATGTGGTAATGATAATGAAGAAAAATAATGGCTTTACCAAAAATTAAAAAAACTTTACCTCTTACATACCCTCCTATTGGTTATGAAAGAAGAGAACAACTTCTTGAAGATATTAACAAGGATGGAACTTACTTGCCTAAGTCTATTTTACATGAAGATTTGGATAGGGGGTTTTTGGACTTTGTTAAAGATGATTTAAAAACTGTTGTTGGGGGAAAGATTGTTAAGGTTGTAGATATATTAATGACAACTCAGAATTGGTCTCAATTTACACAGACTTGGGATTTTAATAACATTGATAAAAATGTTCAACCACCAATTATTACAACAGTAAGAACTCCTGAAGTAAAATACGGGACATTACCATCATTAAGATATAACATACCAAATAGAAAACAATATTATTATGCTGCGGTTCCTACATGGGACGGACAAAGAAAAGGTATGGACATTTACACCATTCCACAACCTGTTCCTGTTGATATAAAATATTCAGTTAAAATTATCTGTAATAGAATGAGAGAATTAAATAAATTCAATCAGATTGTTATTGAAAAATTTGCATCTCGTCAGGCTTATACACAAATTAAAGGACATTACATTCCAATAACACTTGACGAAATATCAGATGAGTCGGTTATGGATGTTGAAAAAAGAAGATATTATATACAATCGTATGCTTTCACTTTACAAGGGTTTTTAAGTGATGAAGAAGAATATGAAGTTAAACCTGCAATCAGTAGAAGTTTAATGTTAGTTGAAATAGACCGTAGAAAGAAAAAAGTTAAAAGAAAACAATACCCACCAAATCCTGACCAATATGTTTTTAATGCGAACTTTCCTATAGGTATGACTTCTTATACTCAAACATTTAATTATTCGGCCAATATTAATATTAATGGTGATGTTAATATTAACACATATGAATTTTTAATTAATGGTTTGTATTATGGAAATGATATTACAACATTACCTGCCGGTATGATACAAATTAATACAAATGATATTTTAACTATTAATATTGTTAAAACAAATAACGCTCAATCATCGTCATTTAATTTAGTATCAACAATAGTTTAACGTTCCCCGTAGATATCTTTTTTTTCCTCACAATTATCCCTAATTAGTTTTTCTAAAAACTTGTGAATCTTCAAACCATGTTTCATACAATAGTCCTTTAGGGTTTTATGACTGTCAGGGGATATTTTTATATTCTTAATTTCCAAGGTAGAAAAAAGGTAGAATTTATTCCTACTGATTTATAAATAGTTAGTGACCCCATTAGTTTTTGATTAAAATGACAATATTTATCAATAAATAAATTTTTAAAAACATTTAAAATAAACATGGCAACATCAAACAAAGTTTTCGTCTCGCCGGGTGTATATACATCAGAAAGAGACCTATCATTTGTTTCACAAAGTGTCGGAGTTACTACTTTAGGTATAGTTGGGGAAACCTTAAAAGGTCCTGCGTTTGAACCTATATTTATCTCAAGCTACGGAGAATTTGAAACTTACTTCGGTGGTACACTTCCGGAAAAATTTGTGAACACACAAATCCCAAAATATGAAGCGGCATACATTGCTAAATCATATTTACAACAATCAAATCAACTTTTTGTAACAAGAGTTTTAGGTTTATCAGGTTATGACGCAGGTTCTTCTTGGTCTATTACTACTGTCGCGAATGTTGATTGTAATACAGTAGGACTAACTGGAGGAACTTCGTATAGTTTTAATTTTACAGGTTCAACTGCTTCAACAACTTCAATACAGTTTACTTCAGCAGTACCTTCAGTAATTTCAGGTAATACTTACTACTCAAATAATTACACAGCATTAGATGGAACTAATTCATCAATATTGTCAGATTTAAGAAATCAGATATCAAGTATTTTATCAAGTAATTCATTATCAGCATCATCGGCGTATTATTTCGGACCTGTTTCAGGGACTCAAGTTAATGCGAATGTTGTTGCTGGTTTAACTGCTGCGACAAACGTATTTGATGTAGATAGTATCAGCGCATCAACAATAGATTATTGTTCAAGTGTAAACGACACTTGGTTCTACGCTAACTTTGTACCACCTGCAACAGGTGAGGCATATTACGGAAATTCTTTTTATAGTAGAATCGGTTCTTTATCAGGAACTGCATTTGGAACCTCTGGAAGTTTTACAGGAACTGTTTCAGGGTTTTATTATGGATTTTCAGGTTTAACTTATTCAGGATATAATGATTTAGTAATTGCGACACTTCGTTCAAGAGGTGTTACTAATTATTCATCAACTCAACATGGTCCTGATTATCAAGTAACTGGAACATCTAACGTTCAAATGGTTTGTACTGGAAGTTACTCAGCGGTAACACAAAATCCATTTGCAACATTTGTAATTTCAGGTTTAAGTTACGACTCTACGTCGTTTAGTTTTGAAACTTCGTTTACACCGTCAAATGCTAACTTTATAACTAAAGTATTTGGAGTTGAAAACTTCGCTAAAGACCAAACTGAAGTTCCTTTATTTACTGAAGAAAGATATTCTACGTTATTATCTTATGGATATAATAAAGGATTTATTAGAGGTTTAAATTGTTCTTTAACTGCTTTACCTGAAGCTAGAAATAATAGTGTGGATTCAATTGCATATTATTTAGAGAGATATCAAACACCTCAATCACCATGGGTTGTTTCAGAATTACGTGGTAATTTAGTTTATAGATTATTCAGAGCAATTACAATTTCTGACGGAAATGACGCTAACGCTGAAATTAAAATTTCAATCGCAAACATTTCATTTAACAACGGAACATTTGATTTGATTGTTAGAGATTTCTTTGACACGGATTCTAACCCTGTTGTTTTGGAGAAATTTACTAATTGTAGTATTAATCCTGGTGAAAATAACTACATCGCTAAAAAAGTTGGTAGTTCAGATGGTGAGTTTGCAATTAAGTCGAAATTTATAATGGTTGAAGTTAACACGGAAGCTCCGGTTGACGCACTTCCTTGTGGATTTGAAGGTTTTGAAACTCGTAAATACACAGGTGCTAAATCACCATTCCAAATTTATAAGACAAAGTATGATTACCCAGGTGAAGTTATTTATAACCCACCATTCGGAACTACTTCAGGTGCTGATAACTCTGTACAAAGTTCAGGTGATAATATAAGAAGAACTTACTTAGGTATTTCTTCAGCAGTGGCGTTCTCGTCGGATTCACCGGGTTATGACCCAGATTTCTTCCAATACAAAGGAATGCCAAATCCAACAACAACTACTTGTACTGAAGCAAATCATGTAACTTGGGGATTACAAACTAAAGGTTTCCACATGGATAGTGGAGCAACTTCAGTAACTATTGCAAATGTTTACTCAAATAGTGGACAAACAGCGTTTTATGTTGGGGCGGGAGCGTTTAGTTCTGAACCTACTTCACAAACTAGTCCATATTACTTCTTATACTCTCGTAAGTTTACTTTCTTGGTACAAGGTGGTTTTGACGGATGGGATATCTATCGTGAATACAGAACAAATGCTGACCGTTACAGATTAGGTAATACTGGTTACAAGCAAGGAGCGTTAGCGGGTTGTGTACCTTACACAGATGCAACAGGATGGGGAGCGTTTAAACAAATCACAGTTGGTGATAACACTGTTGATTACGCAAACACTGACTATTACGCATACCTATTAGGTGTTCAACAATTTGCAAATCCTGAGGTAACAAATATCAACGTGTTAGTAACACCTGGTATTGATTATGTTAACAATGGTGATTTAGTTGAACAAGTAATTGATGTTGTTGAGAACGACAGAGCGGATTCAATCTATATCTGTACGAGTCCTGACTTCAACTTGTTACAACCATCAACTTCAATGGATAATTTAATTTACCCACAAGAGGCGGTTGATAACTTGGAAAATACTAATATCGATTCTAACTACACCGCAACTTACTACCCATGGGTTCTTACTCGTGATACAGTAAATAACACTCAAATTTATATTCCAGCAACTGCTGAAGCGACAAGAAATTTCGCCTTAACAGACAACATCGCGTTCCCTTGGTTCGCAACCGCTGGTTATACAAGAGGTGTGGTAAACGCAGTTAGAGCTCGTAAGAGATTAACTCAAGAAGATAGAGACACTC